GCACTTTTACGATGGTATTACCACCAAAGAAATTGACGGTATTACCCTACGTGCCATTGTGGATCTAATTGACGTGGAATCCAATCCTGATGTGGGGCACACCAACTATCAGTACGTGGCAGGCAAACAACGTTTATCAATGCTACGCAAAGATGTCTACGGTTCATACGATCCTCCACACTTGTATGAAATTGTAAAAACCAACGTGGCCACTGGCCTGTACACTCCTGAACTGTTGGAGTGGTACTCAGAGGACGACTGGAATCGCATGAATGACATGATTGATCATGCCAAGGATGAATCATACAGTTATGCCGCAGTAGAGCAACTAATTGAAAAATACCTAGTAAAGAACCGTAGCACAGGACAAACATATGAAACTCCGCAAGTTAGATACATGGTGGCCGCGGCTACAGTCTTTCACAAAGAAGAGCCTAACACAGCTCGCATGCGTTATATCAAAGAATATTACACTGCCGCAAGTGATGGGCTTTTCACTTTGGCAACTCCTGTGCTTGCTGGCCTTGGTACTCCTACTAAGCAATTTAGCAGTTGTGTTCTTATCCGATCCGATGATGACCTCGATAGTATATTTGCCAGCGGTGAGATGATGGCCAAGTATGCCAGCAAACGTGCTGGCATTGGCTTGGAGATTGGACGTTTGCGTCCCTTGGGCTCACCCATTCGCGGTGGCGAAATCATGCACACTGGTATGATCCCATTCTTGAAAAAGTGGTTTGGCGACCTACGTAGTTGCTCACAAGGTGGTATTCGTAATGCGAGTGCCACTGTGTTTTATCCCATATGGCATCATCAGTTTGATGATCTAATCGTATTAAAGAATAACCAAGGCACGGAAGAGACTCGTGTACGACACATGGATTACGGTGTTGTACTGAGTGCGTTCTTTTGGAGACGCTTTAAAAACAAAGAAAACATCACATTCTTTGATCCCAATCAAGTACCTGACCTTTATGAAGCATTTTATCAAGATACTGCTCGCTTTGAAGAACTTTATGTCAAATATGAAAAAGCGCCCGGCCTCCGTAAGAAAACGATGGCTGCGGAGGAAGTTTTCAAAAGTGGTATTCTCAAGGAACGAACCGATACTGGACGTATCTATCTAGTGTTCATTGACAATGTCATGGACCAAGGACCATTTGATCCTGAGTACCATACCATTTACCAAAGCAATCTTTGTTGTGAAATTTTACTTCCTACTAAACCCTTTAAACGATTGGATGACCCAGAAGGACGTATTGCACTTTGTACACTGGGAAGCATCAACTGGGGTGCGTTCCGTCATCCTGAAGACATGCGCAGAGCCTGTCGTGTGCTTCAACGCAGCCTGTGCAACATACTAGACTACCAGGACTTCTTGAGTATTCAAAGTCAGTTATCCAACGATGAAATCCAGCCACTTGGTATTGGCATTACTAATCTTGCATACTGGCATGCCAAGCGTGGACTTGAGTATGGTGAAAAAGATGCCCTGGCAGAAGTCAAGTCATGGATGGAACACCAAGCCTACTACTTGACCGAAGCCACAGTAGAACTGGCCCGAGAACGTGGTCGTTGCCGAGACAGCGACAAGACACGCTATGGCAAAGGAATCTTTCCCTGGGAACTACGTGCCAAAGGTGTTAACGAACTCACAGACTTCACACCTGATCCTGCCTTGGATTGGAACACCCTGCGTGGCAACATGCGAGCATATGGTGTGCGCAATGCCACCTTGATGGCAGTGGCGCCTGTGGAGAGTAGTTCAGTTGTTATCAACAGCACCAACGGCATTGAAATGCCCATGAGCTTGATTTCAGTCAAGGAATCAAAAGCAGGAAGTCTAACACAAGTTGTGCCTGAATATCACAAGTTGAAAAACCGATATCAGTTGATGTGGGCACAAAAAGACTGTGTTGGCTATTTGAAAACAGCCGCAGTGTTGGCAGCATATATTGATCAAAGTATCAGCACCAATACATTCTACAATCCTGCACACTTTGCAGATCGCAAAGTACCTACCACATTGATTGCTAAAAATCTAATGCAAGCACATCACTGGGGTATCAAGACATTTTACTACAGTCTAATCAACAAACAAGGCGCCAAAGCTGCCAAGGAAGATGCACTATTAGAAGTTATTGACTTTGATGATGTAGAAGACTGCGAAAGTTGCAAATTATGAGCCAAGCACAATACAATCTCGCCACCAAAACTGACTACCTGCATCGCAAGATGTTTTTGGACCCAGCAGGTCCAGTGACTATTCAACGCTTTGAAGAAGTCAAGTACAACAAACTAGTAAAGTTTGAACAAGAGGCACGTGGCTTCTTTTGGATCCCAGAAGAAGTATCACTCACTAAAGATGCCAACGACTTCAAAGAAGCAAGCGACACTGTCAAACATATTTTCACTAGTAATCTGTTGCGTCAAACAGCACTAGACAGTTTGCAAGGTCGCGGTCCTGCACAGGTGTTTACTCCTGTGGTGGGTATTCCTGAACTGGAAGCCTTGATGTACAACTGGAGTTTCTTTGAAACTAACATCCATAGTCGTTCATACAGCCACATCATTCGCAACATCTACAACGTGCCCAAGGATGTGTTCAACACCATTCATGACACCAAAGAAATTGTGGACATGGCCAGTTCAGTGGGCAACTACTATGATCACCTGCACATGGTCAACTGCGAAAAGGAACTGGAAGTTCCTGTTAAAGAGGCAGCACACATCCGAGCAATTTGGTTGGCACTGAATGCATCATATGCACTAGAAGCATTCCGCTTCATGGTCAGCTTTGCCACGTCATTGGCCATGGTTGAGAATCGTATCTTTATTGGCAATGGCAATATCATTAGCCTGATCTTGCAAGACGAAATCTTGCACAAGGACTGGACTGCTTGGATCATCAATCAAGTTGTCAAAGAAGATCCGCGTTTTGCTGCCGCCAAGGCAGAATGCGAAGCCGAAGTGTACCAGTTGTACCTGGATGTGATCCGCGAAGAAAAAGCCTGGGCTGACTACCTGTTCCAGAAAGGTCCAGTGATTGGACTCAATGCCAACATCCTCAAAGACTTTGTGGACTACACAGCAGTGGGCGCACTCAAAGAAATTGGTATCAAGTACCTGGAACCAGCACCGCGTAGCACACCAATTCCCTGGTTCATGAAGCATGTGGACACATCGAAGAAACAAACTGCACTGCAAGAGAATGAATCAACTAACTATGTTATTGGGGTGATGTCGGATCAATTGGATTACGATGAACTACCAGATTTATAAAAGGAAAACAAAATGAAAGCCATAGTATGGTCCAAAGACCAATGTGCCTTCTGTGAACAAGCCAAAGGCCTGTTGGAAATGAAAGGCATTGAATATGAAGTACGCAATATCAGTCAAGACTGGACACGTGAACAACTGCTAGAAGCAGTGCCCACTGCCAGATCAGTACCACAGATCTTTCTGGATGAAGAGTACGTGGGTGGATTTAACGAACTGCGTCAAAGGTTGCAGTAATGCCACAATTCTCATCTGACTGGTTCAGCAATGCACTGGTCAACTTTGATTACATCACCAACTACTTACAAAAACAAAAAACAGTTGACAGCATATTAGAAATAGGCAGCCATGAAGGCCGCAGTACCTGCTGGATGTTAGAGAACATGCTCTCAGGCACAGGCACAATTACCTGCATTGATCCATTTGCTGACCGTCCGGTCACAGCATTCGGTAGTGATTCAATACCTGAAGATCGCAGCATTGAACAACTGTTCCGTGCCAACACAGACGAAGTCAAGAAGCCCGGTCAAACACTTGAAGTCATATCTAACATGAGTTTCCCTGCATTGGCACAGCTGATTGTGGACAAGCGGCGGTATGACTTCATCTATGTGGATGGCAGTCACAATGCAGACGATGCCTTGGCAGATGCTGTGATGTGCTTTGGACTGTTGCGGCCAGGTGGCGTAATGTTGTTTGATGACTACTTGTGGGAAGATGATCAGCACTACTTAGGTCGTTGCAAACAAAGCATTGACGCATTTGTAAACATGTTTTATCACAGGCTCAAACTGGGCTTGGTAAATTATCAGTTGGCAATAGTTAAAAAGGAACTAGAATGAGTATTGAAGCAGGAAATACATACACCATGCGCATGGGCTATGGTGAAGAAATTGTGGCAAAAATTGTCAGCATTGACGCAGACACTTACACACTCAGCAAGCCCGTGGCAGTGGTACCTGGGCAACAAGGCATACAACTGATGAACTCACTGTTTACCGCAGATCCTGAGTCAGAAGTCACGGTAAATAAATCTAGCGTGGCCATGATCGCTCCTGTGCGCGAAGACGTTGGGGACAGTTATTTGGAAGCCACAACAGGTATCAAGCCTGTGCGCAGTAAAATCTTAATGGGATAACATGCCAGCAGTACAACGACAAGGCGATCCAAATGGCTCAGGTGGTGTGAATACTTCAGGGGTGGCATCTGTACGTGTAAACGGTCGTCCCATTGTTGTGCCTGGTATTAGTGTGTCTCCGCATCCTTGCTGTGGTCAAAGTGGGTGTGGCGTACACTGTTCAGCAGTGACATCAGGCGGATCAGGCTCAGTACGTGCTGGTGGTCGTCCTGTGATACGTGATGGTGATGCAGACACCTGCGGACATGCGAGAGTGGCAGGCAGTGCCACAGTGAGAGCAGCATAATGACACTGTCAACTGCCACTCCATTACAACTCACAGCAGGAGTGGGATTCTATTCAGGTAATGCCATCACAGCCAATACCCAACTGGCCAATAACATTGCCAGTTACAACGCTCTTGCACCCATAGCCAATTTGATCTACACCATTGGGCAAGCCGCAAGCAATGTGTCGTTGAGTATTGGTGCAGGCACGTTGGCCAATTTAAAAACATTGGGAGCCAATGTGGCAGGCAACTATTGTCCTGCCTTGGGTGATAGTGTGCCCAGCAATGTGTCTTGGACTGTGGGCAACGCAGGCTATGCCACTACCATTACCACAGCAGCCAGCACCTACCTGGGGTCCGGTGACTTTGGAAAATTTGCACAAGCATTTGGTGCCGCACAGGGCTATATTAGCCTCACAAACAATGTCATACTCAGTGCAGTCAATGTCAACAGCACTGACTACTTAGGACCTACATTTTCAAACCAGAACAATCTTATCACTGCAGACATTGCCAAGGTCAACTTGGCTTTTCCTGCATTTGGTGCTGATCTGGCAGCCACCGGTGATCTCATTGCCTTTGATAATTTGTTGCAGTTTGGTACTCCAGCCGGCTTGTTGCAACAACTGGCACGACAAGGTCGCATGCTGAACGGATCAACGCCATGTGTGACTGCGGCACTGCGAGCCCAAGGATTGACTGATCAAAACATATCAGATCTTGTGAACAACAATGTGCAGAGTCTTTTTAACCCTCAGGGACTCACTGCTAATCAATTTGATAGATTACAAAAAAAATGCTATCCAGCTTTGGTCAATGTCACCGGCAGTTGTTTGCAAGATGTGCTGGCCATATTGGATTGTGCCTTGCCCAACATTGAAACCATGGCAGACCTACTGAATCCTGTGAAATTATTTCCCACCAGCTACAGCAGTCTAACTTTGCCCACCCCCAGTGGTCCTGTGCTGATATATGACACCACTGGCGCAGTCAACAGTGTGATCACTCCCATACTGAATTCTGGTACAGTCACACCCACTGGTTGCGATGACTTGGCCAAAATTATTCCTGCTGCCAATGCTGCTGCCAATCGAGCACTGCAAATTGCATTTCAACAAGTCAAAGGCATTGCAGGAGTTACTGCACCTCAACTGGCAGCCATACTACAATGACCACTCTAAATCAAACAGCGGCCGAGACGGCAGCATTTTCAAGAAAATTAGGAACACTCAAGGGTCTACCATTGGTGGCCAACACCACAACACCTGTGCCTGCTGATGTGGCCACATACTATGACACAAACATTGCATTGGGGTCAGGACCCAATGGCACATTTTTGACCACAGACTTTTTTGGATCAGCAGCTGGTATTCCTTACAATGATTATTTGACCACAGTGACGTCAACCATCTCTGCACAACTCACTGCTGGCACACTCACAACACTCAACACCATATATTCTTATATGAAAAATCTCATTACTGATGTGTACGGGTTGCCAGGTGCAATCGCTCTTCCGGCACCTTACAACACAGGAAATCCTTATGCATCTTACGATGCGGCGTTGACGGTGTTGATAACTGCCGCAGATTCTGCCATTGGTACAGCCATCACTGCCATGGGCACTGCAACCACTACCTTGAACACCACCTGGACAGCAATGGTACAACACAGTGTGAATGAACCGGTGTTTCAAGCCAAAGCCAGCATTAACTATGCCACACTCACAGCCGGTGCACAGTTGCCCATCACAGCTTTTATTCCTGCCTTGGCTGGTTATGGACAAGATACACAGGTGGGCATGTCAGCACAGTTTTTGGAAAGCATCGCCAACACTGCCAACCAGTCGGGGCAGGCCATGGTGGGTGCTTTGCGTGAAGGCCGCAACACTGCGGGACTGAATTCTATCAATCTAAAATCTGACAATGCTGTACCCCAGCAACCTGCCTCAGTGCCACCGCAGGCCACGCTGAGCGGCAGTGAATACACACCCGCAGAAGCCAGAGCCTTAGTGTAATACTCAAGTACTACTTTTTTCTGATTGACCAGAAATGTCCATTTTGCTATAATATAGGCATAGAGTAACAAAAAGGAGCCAAGATGTATTACATTATTGTTCGAGACACTGGAATGATCCACTCAGATGGTCCTCATCCTACCCGTGCTTACAAAACTTTCGGCGCCGCACGTGCCACCCGAACACGCCTGTGTCGCAAACAAGGTTGGGGTGTGGATCAACTCAGCATCATTGCCACCAAGCTCTACAAACCCCGCATGGTTGAACGCACCAACATCATGACTGGTGAAAAGTTTGAGGAAGATGTCAACACCCCCCGCTTCTGCTCACCCAGCTCAGAATCATTCTGGAGCATGTAATACTTGAGTATTACATTCGGGGCGGTTGACCAATAATTGCCAAAATGCTATAATATGGACATATTGTAACAAAAGGAGCCCAAGATGACATACGCAACAATCCAAGAAGTTAACACTTCTATCATGTTCAGCAATTTTACAAACGAACAACTCAACAGCATCAATGATGCGGTGAGCTATGCTCGTGCCCAGCTTCGTGCAGTAAAGATTCGCACATTCACCAAAGGTGACACAGTGAAGTTTCACAGCACCAAACGTGGTGTTACTGTAACAGGCACAGTGACCAAGGTTGCCATCAAGTATGTCACAGTCAAGGATGGCATGATGCTGTGGCGTGTGCCAGCCAACATGCTGGAGGCAGCATGAAACCGTTTCGACACTGGCTACATGAAAAGTGGCTTGAGCATCAACTTGAACTCGAAAGTTTCAACCAACCCGTGACCTATGATCTTCGAACATATTTTGCCCAATACAAATATTGGCTTAGACGCATTTACCGCGCATCTCAACCTGGAGTAGAGCAATGAATGAATGGGTGTTGATTGTTTCTTTGTTTAGTCCAGGTGGCAACTTCTTAGACAAAATACCTGTGACCATGCCTGACAAGATTGCATGCAAACAGGCAATCAAAACACTGCCCAAAAAAGGCGAGCACCCAATGGGTGTGCAATATCGAGGCCTATGTGTGACCATGGCACACTGGACGGGTACTGCACCAATGAAGAATGTTCCACTTGATTAACGGAGTAAAACATGGGACTTGACATGTACGCATACGTGGCCGCCAAGGCAGGTCAGCAAGATGAATTTTATGAAGGTGCAGAACTTGATCCTGACACTAGGAATTATGTAAACCCCAATGTCAACAAGCCGCGAGAAATTGCTTACTGGCGCAAGCATCCCAACCTGCATGGCTGGATGGCACAACTGTGGCTTCAACGCGAAGGCAATGAACTACGAGAAACAGACAACTTCAACGGCATTGAACTAGAACTCACGTATGAGGACTTGGATGAATTGGAGTATGCAGTACAAAATGATCGACTGCCCTCAACGTCAGGATTCTTTTTTGGCGAAGGTGCTGATGATTACTACAAACCCAGTGATCTAAAATTCATTCAAGAAGCCCGTGCAGAAATGTTCCTGGGGTTGAAAGTATTCTATAATTCATCATGGTAACCACGTA